CTCTTCTATATAATATTTTAAATGTGTCCCAACACCCATATAGTTTGAACCATCTAGTGCAATCCAGTTTTTTAAAGCCCTTGCACTACCGAGGTAAGTATTTGAACTATACTTAATCCAACCACCAATTTTTTCAGGGAACGCAGTATAAAACCTAATTTTTTCACAGTCAAAAAAACCACCTTCATTTGAGTATGATGTAATCTCTCTGTTGATTCCAGGTTTGAATTTTAAACTTGTTAGAGGCATAAAACTTCAACTCTAATTATTTAGGGTATTTATCTTTAACTGCTTTGATTGTAGTTTTCCAAGCATCAATACCATTGTGATAAATATCATCTAATTGATCTGGAATACTTGGGTATTCTGCTTGTCTTTTTTCAGCATAAGTACGATCAGCTATAGCTTTTGCTTCAGCATCTTCTTGAGCTTTTTTCTCTGTACTATGTTTTGTTTCAAAATCATAAGATGATATATCTGTAATTTCTTCATTACCTTTACCATCATTGTATTCTATTTCACCTTTAGAACCATTCCATTGTATAGCATGAATGTTTGAGGCAACACCATAATCAGATGAATCTACTTGCACTCCATCTATAATTAATTGTGATTTTGAGTTTTCGCCATCTTTTATATACGTTATGTTAGCCATTTTATTTCTCCTTATAGTAAATAGTACCAACCAGTAGCTATATATTTATCGTGTGTGTAGACTGCATTTCCTCTGTGAGTATGTGTAAATCCCGCAGGGAAAAAACAAACTGTTCCTTTTTTGGGTTGTACTTTCATACCATATTCTAAAAACTCTGTTTCACCTTCGCCTTGAGGAATATCATTAAGATAAATTGTCCATACTAAAATTCTATGTGATATCTCGCCCACTCCATGCTCTCTATGCCAAGCATGAAATCCACCTTTTGGTGGTGTTCTTTGTACCTTTATAACTTTGCTGTAATATTGAAGTGGTGCTAATGATGGATATTCATTTGTATATTTAGCTAAACCTTCATCTAATATTTTATTAGTTTCTTGTGCTAAAGGTATTGTGTTATTTCTTTCCTCATCAAAATAAAAAGAAAAATCTTTTCTCACTCCTTTACCATTTGTATCAGAACCAAAACTAGCTGAACAAGTTTTTTCTAATTTATCAAAAGCTTTTATCATTCTATCACAATAATTATCAGGTGCTAGGTTTTCGTAAGCACTAATAAAAGTTAAATTTTTTATTTTTGTCATATCATTCATTTAAAAGTTTCCCCATGTATCCACCCAACAATAGCATATCTTGTTCCTTTAGTTATAGGTGTTACTCTATGCCAAACAAAAGATGGAAAAATTATTAAAGAACCTTTTTCTCTTAATTGTAAATCTGATGTAGGATTATTGCCATCATAAAATTGTAAATCCCCACCTTCGTAATCTTCAGGATTACTTAGTTGAATACTAAATGCCAATTTACGAGTAGATATAACTGCTGACATATCTATATGCCAATCAAAATGTCCTCCTACATTGTATTTATACAAAAAAGGATAATCTTTAGCCACATCAATACCATGGAGATTAAATTTCCAATATTGTGAATTTAATTGATTTACAACATCTAAAAGATTTTCTATAGGAAAATTATTTGGTATATTTTGTCCCTGACAAATTCTTTGTTTAGTCTTTCTGCTTTGACCAGTATCAGGATTAACAGTATCTGAATCAACCCACGCATCATTTTTTACTTCTTTTAATATTTCTTTTACATGGTCATCATTAAAAAATTTATGACTTACATATAAGGTATTAATAAGATGATTGCTTGTTGGCGGTAACAAAAGCATTTTTGTCATATCATTCATCTTAATGCCTTATTATTTTTATTTCTTAATTCCATAAATTTAGATAGCTCTAATAAGTTTTGATTTGACTGATTTGCTTTTACCATTTCATTTCTAAATGATTCAATCGCCGCTCCTGATTGTCTTGATTGCATTGCATTTTCAACCAACAACATTGGCAACCAAGCCATAGAACAAGCATATTCATCTACTTCTTTACCATCATTAGGGTTAGTTCCTTTCATTTGGACAAACCATGCACATTTAAATTGTTTACATTTTTTGAAATTATTTAAAGGGCAATTATCTTCAACCTTTAACTGCATATTAATCCTTATTAGCTATAATAAAATCCACATACGATACATTGATTGTAGCAGTTGAACTTCCTACTGCTAAGTTTCCTGCTGTCACATTACCACTTATACTTGGAGCACCACTCATAGAACCACTAAGATTGTGATTGTGACCGTGACCACCGCCACCACCAGTATTTGATGTTGAACGATTATTCTGTACTTGGAAGTTACCCAAATTAGCCCCACCAATACCTTGAGTAACTGTATTTGAGGGTGCTTCAATTGGTATAGTATGACTATGGCTTGGTATTTCATTTACTGAAAGTGTATGGTCAGCTATATTACCGCTCATACTTACTGCTAAGTTTCCTGCGGCGACAGTTTGATTTGTCCCTGGATTACCACTTATACTTCCTACACTTATTGCAGGAGTTGCCAAAGCTGTACTAAATGCCACACTACCACCAGTTCCGACTGTTCCCGTTTGTAGTCTCAATGCCTTATCATTATGAGTTGTTTGTTTTGTCCAACCAGTTGGTGCGTTTGTTTGTTGAAACAACATAGACGTGCCTGATGGAAAAGGTTCTGCCGCGTCCACAGCAGTTTTTACAAAAGCAGTTGTAGCGACTTGTGTCGTGTTAGTCCCTGCATTAGCAGTTGGTGAAGTTGGTGTACCAGTAAGATTTGCTCCATCTATTGATAAATTATCAAAAGCATCAACAACAGCGGCTCCACTTCCCGCTCCATCTAAATAAACAGCTTTAGTTTCGCCAGTCAGTATTGTTACATTCGCACCACTACCTTGTGATATTATTATTGATTGCGAACCAGAAGTTGCATTTTCAATAACATGCACTCTTTTTAATGTATTAGGACCTATTGTTATAGTACATGTTGAATCTAATGTGCCAGTATATTTAATATACATAGCTCTTCCTTCATCAGCACTACCGTCAGCGACTGTGGTTGCATGTGTATCTGCATTAGTAGTTATGGCTTCAGTTCCAAACCCTAGTGCTTCACCAATAAGTTCAAGATTGGTGTTTGTAGATGTACCCCATGAACCAGATTCATCACCAGTCGTAATTTCTTTTAATCTAAGATTGTTAACATATGTTGCCATTACGCCACCCTTTCAATCCAGTTAGCCAGTTGGTCTGGCTCTATTAAGCTATAAACTTGTTCTGCTCCAGTAGAACCAGTTGCACTAATTCCAGTTAAAGATAACACAGAACTCCCAGACATTGCAAGTGTTCCTAATGAAATACTCATTCCACCTAAAGTAACTGCCGTATTTGATCCTGCTGTTACTGTTTCAGCACCAAGAGACATTGTCCCAACAACATTTGTAGTAGGAGCTCCAGTAGATGTTATTAAAGTAGGTGTTCCAACTGATGTTGTTCCTGCATTACCTGTCAATGATATTAAAGCAGTACCTACAACAGATTCACTACCAATATTTACTGTTCCAGTAAGTCCCGTTTCAACAACTCTTGCTCCAGCTCCTGCAAGTGCATCACCTAAAGCAGTAGTTCCTGCATTACCAGTTACAGAAAATATACCCGTTCCAGTCACA